TAGTCTAACATAGGTATACACCTCAATGTCATCCCCTTCTGAGCCTGATTTTGTTTCATCAACCACTGAGTTAGGTTGTGATTCTGGCAGCTCAATACCAAGAATTTTCTTACTAATTAATTCTTTTGTAACTATCTCTAAGACGTTACTATTACCATCTCTGTTGATAACATATCTATTAAGTGGGAAGTTCTTAAGGCCATCCTTACCCATAAATATTAAGGAGTTACCACCTACAATTAGATGTTTAAGTGCTTGATGCACTACAACTCGGTCACTAGATGCAGCTATGTAATCCATAACCATTCTCTCCATCTTACTGAAAGAAAGATCTAGTTCACTTCTAATCTCTGGTGGTATCTCTTCACCTAGTTTGTCATCTCTAACTTGCAACTTGAAGAAAGTAGTTTGAGGAGGTAGTAAAGCTAGCATAAGTTTTGCTGCTAATGTAACTACCGCCTTGCTACCTACTGACTGCCAAGGTTGTTTTAAGTTTTTCTGACTAGGTTTAGTGGATACATCATCATCAAGAAGATACGGTAATGTGAGTTCAGAACAATCAACTGCGGTATCTAAGAATTGTCTTCTACCATTAGTTAAGAAATTGTATCTTTCACGTGCGTTCATTTTGGTATATTCAATGGTGATGCAGCATTAGCTAAACCTTGACCAAGGTTGACAGTATTTTGTAAAGGTATTCTTAAAGCACCTGTACCTTTACTTAGTGGATTCTTATCCTTTTTACTTTTAGCTCTTTTTACTTGTGGATTAACATCCGTTTCTAAAGGTGCTGGTTCTGGTAAAGGTGCTACTGGTGGTGCAGGTGGTGGTGGTGCTGGAGCTAAAGGTGGTGGTGTTGGGGTTTTAGGTTGTTTAAATATTCCTAAACACATTAGATTTCATCCTCCATAATGGATTTTATATATTCAATAACGCTGGCTTGTCCAGCTCGGTACATAATAGATTCTATTCCCTCCTTTGGATGAACTGGTTGCCAACCAAAATGAGAATCAAGTCGGTTGATCAGTTCATCTAACCTATCATTATGTAACTTAAGAGTATTGAGGGAGATTTGTTGCTGCATGTTCAAAAAAGGCTGGCATTCTGGCTCGCTGTGTCTCAGAAAATTCAGGTGCTTTACCTTCATACATTAAGCGATCACTAGCATCTAGCCAAAATTTTTTGTTTAAATATTTATCGGTAGTATTTATACCTAAAGGTTGGAATATCCAATTAATTGTGGCTTTCCTAAGTTTGTCCAGAGAATTACTCCACCGTAAGTCCATAGCAGAACATACGAGAGAATTACAGGCAACATGAATTTGCTCGTCTCTGGAGATATCTGCCGAGGTCGTCCTAAGACCAGCATCACCACAGAACCTAAAAAAAGGTAGGATAACAAAGAAAATTGCACGTTCGGCTACCAAAGCTTTTAATATTGTATGGTCAGGATGAGCCTCCCAAGCATCTCTCAGCTTTAAGGCTTCATATTCTGACTGTGAATCAACACCAAGGGCATTAGTTATATAACCCAAGGCTTGATCATGTTTTATTTCATCTTTTACGTTTGACTCTAACAGTGTTCGTGCAGAGTCGGGAACATCTTTCTCAAGTGCTTCTGTAATAAACTCGCCAACTGGTAGCTCCATATGCCGTATTGCAAGGCAACGGTAGATGGCTTCTTCAGCCCCGTCTTTGAGTTTACCAGCTGTAGTTTGGACTGGGGTCCAAGTTCTCTTTCTATTGAGTAGTTTTGCATAAGGGTCTTTCATTATTCTTGACAATCGCAGGGTAATTCTTCTTTATTTAAGATGTCCTGCAAGTAATCAGTTACGTCTCCATCATCTAAAGCAGCATATGCATCAGTTTTATCTTGTACGTTTCCCATTACCTGTAGGCTGTAGTAAAGGGAGGTTTGAGGTGAAAGTAACCACTCTTCTACGAATTCACGATCGTAGGTTACAACATCACTCCATGAGTTAAAGCTGTATCCGTGAAGAAGTCCCGTGTTATTTAATAATGTCACGATGCCGTCAGCAACGCTTCTATATGCGTCCCAACCGACTTCGCTGGCGATCTCTACATCACCATAATCATAATGTTCTACTCCAAATGTACCGCTGTCTCTGTCCACAGAACGGCCTATAGGAGGTGCAATTTCAGGTGTAGAGGT